TTTCTAATGGGAAATCAAGGAACACTTGACCTATTCATCAGAGCAAACGGAAGAGCAACTATGGTTCTCTTCTGGATTGGAATAGTAGTCTATACAAAGCTCAGCTACTTTAGTTAACTTATCTAAAGTATAAATACTTACTCGTAACATTTCTAAACATGTCCGACTTTTTAGTCGAGACTAATTCAATATCCCCTATTGCAGCTATCTTGTGGTGCTTCTACCCGATGGCTGCATTAGTCGTATTTGAGATAATCATGAGAGCACTGAGTGATGATGATGATGACGACACAAACGGTGGAAAAGGAATTAGAATCCGACAACAAGAATTACAACCAGCATACGCACCCTCCCCAACTTAACCATGCCTTTTATAGTTTTCGGTTGCATCCTAGCAGCCACAGCATTCACTAACATTTCCTTCGCAGTTTTGCAATGACCTATGCTGATCAATTATTAATAACAGTACCACACCACTTGCATGGTCTACTAGAATTTGGTATACTGGTAGCAGTTGGTATAACCTTTGGTTGATGCAGTTAATTAGGTTCACTAGCGGAGAGACTTATACTTTCTTCGCACCAAGGTGGGAGTATTATATTTGTGAAACAGAAGTAGATTTCGGAGTGGGTAGACTACTCAATGAAATTCTATGGCAAGAGAGAAAGATACTTGAGAAATTCCCTGTCTTTGAGGACGATTGGGGTACTAAATTGGGACCTAACTCCCTTACATCTAGGTCTAATAAGTACAACTTACTCAAGTGGGAAGTATCACAACCTTTAAAAAGGTTTATCTCTATAACTCACGACCAATTTATATCACAGTTTGATCTCCCTCCTACTCCCATCTATGCTCAAGCATGGGCTAACGTGATGAGGGGAGGTGAAAAGATGGCAATGCATGCTCACGGAAGAGACCCTTGGTGTTATCTTAGTGGGCATCTTTGTGTACAGGTTAAGGAAACGAATACATATTATCAGAACCCTTATGGTGGTGACCCCTATGCATCTGCCAATGCACCAGGCAAACTGACACTATTCCCTTCATGGTTACCTCACTTTACTGATGAAGTAGACAGTGGAGATAGAGTCACAGTAGCATTTGACATTAGGACAGAGGATGGTTATCATAAGGACATCAAAGACGACATGAAGGAGCACTGGGTTAAGGTATGATTGAAGAATTCAGATTAGATGACGGTAAAATGCATGAGCGTCAACTATGTTTGTTGTGTTGCATGAAGAATGGTATCCCCATTCAACGGTCAACATATGAATTCTGCCATGACTTTGTAACTGGAAATGAATTTGAAGGTTACATCCCTACAGAAGAGGATCCTCTTGAAGAGAAACTAAAAGATTTTAACGGTGATTATCTAGCACTAGCAGCGTCTAGGGTGACAGAAATTTGGAAGCAACGACACACACTATGAAAATTGTAATTGCAGGCGGTGGTTCAGCAGGTTGGATGAGTGCAGCAGCACTCGCACATACATTTCCTGACTGGGATATCACTGTCATTGCTGGTGATGAACCTATTGGAGTGGGAGAAAGTACCACTCCACATATTAATCAGTACCTTAAGTACATGGGTATTGATGATGAAACATTCCTTAGGGAAGCACGTGCTACCTTTAAAGCAGGTTCAAAGTTTGAAGACTTTGCTGCTGTGGGTCACTCATTTTATTATGGTAACGCACAAGAGTTACCTAAGGGTACCTCATACTATCAATGGATGCTCGCTGATGCATTCGGTATGAATCCCCCTCCATTTATTGATGTCTTCATGCCATTCATGACAGTGGCAGCAGAAGGTAAGATGCCACTTAATAATCCAAAGTTGAAACCTTATGACCTCAAAAAGGACCGTAGTTTCCACATCGACGCAACCAAATTCTCTGAATTTCTTAGAAAAACTTACTGTAAGAATGTTAGAGTCATTGATTCTAAAGTTAAGTCAGTACGTTACGAAGGAAAAAGAATACAATATGTCACTGTGGCGAGAGGAGAGACTGACTTGCGGGACCCGCAGGTTGACGCAGATCTCTATATCGACTGTACTGGGCAAGCATCTACACTAGGTGGTAGTCAGAGCAGTTGGCAACCTATTGATACTCTTAACGTAGACACTGCTATCGTCAGAAGGGAAGAGTATACTAATAAAGATGAGCAGATGCACTGCTACACTCATGCTAAGGGACTATCCTCTGGTTGGCAGTGGAGAATTCCTACATGGGATTTTATTAGCACAGGATATGTATTCTCATCTAAGCATCAGACTGAAGAGGATGCTAAGAAAGAATTTGGTGACGGTCGAGTGGTCAATTTTAGAACTGGTCGCTTCGAGGAAGCTTGGGTAGGAAACTGTGTTAAAATAGGGTTATCATATGGGTTTGTAGAACCATTAGAGTCTACTTCTTTATTCAATACTCATCATGGTATCTTACAGTTGGTTGATACTCTCGCCACAGTCCCTGACTTCGGTCAGTTTGAAAGAGATAACTTCAATTGGAATCTTGCCGAGCACTTTGATGGTTGGAAAGAGTTTGTTGAAGCACACTACTATTACTCCTCACGTAAGGACACTCCATTCTGGAGGTCACAGACTGATGAGATGGACTATGAAAAGGTTGGGAGTCATGAATTCATACGTCATTACATGACAAGTGATGAAGCATTCAACCCTGAGCAATTCCACCCTATCGTATACATTATGGCAGGTGCTGGTAAGAATCACATCAACAGGAGACACTACGGATACTTTAACTATCCTATACCAGTGTCACAACGCATCGTTGATGACTGGAATGAGGACTATGAATTGAGGAAGTCATTCGCTGCTTCTCTACCCACAATGTATAAATATCTATCGGATACATTCCACAAGGACTCATGAATTTTCTCCCCCAAATCTTTGACAAACAGGCCAGGTTTCAACCTTGGTTATGGGAGAAGTATGATACCTTCGACCGCACCTCATTGCAGAAGAAAAGGAAAGAGAATGAGTCGGAGAATAAGTATCAGAAAGATAGAATGCAACACGGTAAGAAGAAGGTAGGTCATTCTAAGGACAGTCTTAAGTATAAAGAGTTTGTTAATAAGGCAAAGGAAAGTAATAAACTAAGACCAGGTGAGGTCAAAAAGTATGTAAAAGGTAAGTGGGTTTCAAATAAGGATTGACAAGTTATAAAACTTCATATATAATACTGTGGGTGGCGACCCTTAACCGCATATTTTACTCCTGACCAGGACTAAACGGAGATATCAGTCCTCATTATACCGTTCACACATCGCACTCTTAATTCAAATGACAACTCTTCAAAGAAAAGAGCAAGGTCTGCTAACGAATTGGAGCGAGTTTTGTGAGTGGGTTACAAGTACAAACAACCGCATTTATGTTGGTTGGTTTGGAGTTCTTATGATTCCATGCTTGTTGGCCGCTGCCACTTGCTTCATCGTAGCATTCATTGCTGCTCCTCCTGTCGATATCGATGGGATTAGAGAACCAGTTGCTGGTTCTTTCATGTATGGTAACAACATCATCTCTGGTGCTGTCGTTCCATCTTCCAATGCTATTGGACTACACTTCTATCCCATCTGGGAAGCTGCTACTCTCGATGAGTGGTTGTATAATGGAGGTCCTTATCAGTTGGTTATCTTCCACTTCCTTATTGGAATCTCTGCTTACATGGGCAGACAGTGGGAACTATCATACCGTCTAGGTATGCGTCCATGGATCTGTGTTGCATATTCTGCACCAGTATCTGCTGCATTCGCAGTCTTCCTAGTGTATCCTTTTGGACAAGGATCCTTCTCTGATGGTATGCCTCTAGGTATATCAGGTACATTCAACTTTATGTTTGTATTCCAAGCAGAGCACAACATTCTTATGCACCCATTCCATATGGCAGGTGTTGCAGGTATGTTTGGAGGAGCACTCTTCAGTGCTATGCATGGTTCACTTGTTACATCTTCTCTAATCAGAGAGACAACAGAAACTGAGTCACAAAACTACGGTTACAAGTTTGGTCAAGAAGAAGAGACCTATAACATTGTTGCTGCACATGGATACTTCGGTAGACTTATCTTCCAGTATGCATCATTCAACAACAGTAGAAGTCTTCACTTCTTCCTTGCTACATTCCCTGTGGTTTGTGTGTGGTTAACCTCTATGGGTATCTGCACAATGGCATTCAACCTTAACGGTTTCAACTTCAACCAGTCTGTCGTAGACGCATCTGGTAAGGTTGTTCCTACATGGGGTGACGTGCTTAACAGAGCAAACCTTGGTATGGAAGTTA